ACGGAGAAATCTACCTTGATGTAAAGAGTCCGAAACTTTATAAAAAGGTCCGTCGTTTTTATGAGAACGAGGGAGTAGTATTTTCGGGTGATCCTCTTGATGACTACGAAATGCTTATGGAATATGTTCTTGCCGATCTTGAGTCCATTGAGGTTGCATGAGTACTAAAGTTATTCTTGAACGAGAAGGATTTAGATTCGTTGAAAAAGGAATTATTGAACTAAACGGAAAACCAGATTTTCGTCTTCAAACGCAAGATTATTATTCTAAAAGGTGGAATGACGTTTATTTGTTTGATAATTCTATGCAATGTTCTGTTGCAATGGAAGATATTGAATATGCTAAATGGTTGACTAATCAACCCTGTTACATTGATCCTGATGACATTGAATATTGGGATTAAATAGTCTCGGGATGACTTTAAAAGCGCACTGGTCTATTATAAATAATAATAGATTGAGTAGGGTACTTATGTCCAAGTTTTATACTTATTGTTATTTTGATAAAAATAATATTCCATATTACATAGGGAAAGGAACTGGACGTAGAGCATACCATGTTCATGATAATGTTTCTGTCCCCCCGAAAGACAGAATTCTTATTCTCAAAGATAATCTAACAGAAGAAGAAGCATTTATTCATGAAAAATATATGATATTTTTATTTGGGAAAAAAACTGAAGGTGGGTTATTGGAAAATATAAATGATGGTGGAAAATATAATAATCCACCCTCATGGACTGGTAAAAAACATTCAGAAGAATCTAAAAGAAAAATATCAGAATCCGTAAGTGGAAAAAATCATCCATTTTATGGAAAATGTTTAACGGATGAACATCGTAAAAAAATTTCAGATACTTTAAAAAGTAATAAAAATTCTTTAGGATATATTCATTCGGAAGAAACCAAAAAGAAAATGTCCTCTGCTAAAAAAGGTAAAAAAAGAGGTCCGATGAGTGAAGAAACTAAAAGAAAAATTTCTGAAACAAAACGATTAAAAATGTTAAATCGACATGGAGAGTCGTAAAAAATACTGGTCGGGAGCAAACCCCTTATGTCTAAAACAAGTATCCTAAGATATCTTGGGAACGTTCTTCTTATAATTGGTTATCAAACTATGTTATGGGGAGATTTTAAATATGGTTTGCTGGTCAAAGTTATTGGAGGATTTCTAACAGTACCTTTTGCCATTAAACTTAAACTTTGGGATGTATTATTCTTATGTGCATTCTTTGGTATTACCGAAATATCAAAGTTAACCCAACTTTTCTTAGTTTCTTAAAACTAAGTGGTGGAGTCAAATATGACCCTATATGAGTTTACGGCATCTCTCAAATGACGTTGGTGCGGATGGGACTCTCTCCCGCCTGGTTTCCAATTTCCAGTCAAAGAATTGGTGGCGAGCCTGAGTTACTACATAGGAGAGGTTGTATAAACCTCTCTTTTTTTATATAATAATATAAAGGATTTTTTATGAAAATAGGATTTAATTGTAGTTGTTTTGATCTTTTTCATGCTGGGCACGTTACAATGCTTAAAATGGAAAAAGAGATGTGTGATTATTTAAAAGTGGCACTTCAAATTGATCCAACAATCGATAGACCAGGTTTAAAAAATAAACCAGTCCAATCCATTTATGAAAGATACGTACAGGTTCAAGGATGTAAATATGTTGATGAAATTCTTCTTTATGATACGGAAGCAGATCTTTTGAATTTAATAAAAACGCAAACGTTTCACATTCGATTTTTGAGTGAAGAATATAGAGACGTTGAAGTTACTGGAAAACAATATTGTATTGATAATGGTATAAAAATTCATTATCATAAAAGGAGACATCAATATTCTACTACAGAACTTAGAAACAGAGTTTATGAACTTGAAAAGGCAAAAAGAGAAGAAAAAAATATTAAAGACATTCAACAGTATTCACCAGAACTTTTGGAAAAATATTCATTGAGGAATGATTGTTCATGACTATATTAGTTACTGGTGGCGCTGGATTTATTGGAAGTAATTTTCTTCATCATATTACTAGAAGAGTAAGAGATGAAGAAATTATTTGTATTGATAAACTTACTTATGCTGGGAATTGGGAATATATCCCTGATAGTGTAGTTTTTTATACCTTAGATATTGCTTCTAAAGAAGCATGTGATTATGTTTTTTTAAAACACAAAATAAAAACAATTTTTAATTTTGCTGCTGAAACACATGTTGATAATTCGATAAAAGATTGCTCGCGATTTATTGAAACCAATATTAAAGGAACGGTAAATCTTTTAAATTTATCAATGAAATATGATGTTGAAAAATTTATTCATATTTCAACCGATGAAGTATATGGTTCTATAGAAGAAGGACAATTTACTGAAGAAACAATTTATAATCCTAGAAATCCATATTCAGCGTCGAAAGCAGCAAGTGATCATTTTGTTATGGCATATCATAATACTTATGATATTCCTGCAATTATAACCAATTGCTCCAATAATTATGGACCAAGACAAAATTCTGAAAAGTTTATTCCAAAAGCAATTACAAATTTACTTCAGGGAAAAAAGATTCCTGTTTATGGTGATGGAAAACAAATTCGTGATTGGTTGTATGTAAAAGATCATTGTACGGCACTTTCAACAATTGCTGAAAGGGGTAGAACTGGTGAAAAGTATAATATTGGCGGTGAATGTGAAGTTGAAAATATTGAATTGGTGAAGATGATTCTGGAATATATGAATTTTGATGAGTCTATGATAGAATATGTTAAAGATAGACCTGGACATGATAGAAGATATTCTACTGATATATCCAAAATCAAAAATACTTTAGGATGGTCTCCTGCATTTAAATTGGAAAATTCTTTAAAAGAAACTATTGAGTGGTATAAAAATGAACAAAGAATCTAGAATTTTAGTTGCTGGTGCCAACGGAATGGTTGGTTCCGCAATCGTAAGGAACCTTGAAGAAAAGGGTTATACAAATATTATCAAAGGAACTCGTCATATTGTAGATTTTACGGATCAAGAAGCAACTGATGCTTTCTTTAGACTTGCAAAACCAGAATATGTTTTTGTTGCTGCTGCAAAAGTTGGTGGAATTCTTGGTAATAAGAATCATAAAGCAGAAATGATTTATGAAAATTTGATGATACAATCAAATATTATTCATTTTGCTAATATGTGGAATGTAAAAAAACTTTTGTTTCTTGGTTCTTCTTGCATTTATCCAAAGTTTTGTGAAGTTCCTATCGTGGAATCTTCTCTTCTTTCTGGACATCTTGAACCAACAAATGATGCTTATGCAATTGCAAAGATTGCAGGTATTAAAATGTGCCAATCTTACAGGGAACAATATGGATTCAATGCGATTAGTTTGATGCCGTGTAATCTTTATGGACCATATGATAATTTTGATTTAGAAACTTCTCATGTTCTTCCTGCAATGATTGCAAAGTTCCATGCTGCTCTTGATCATAGTAAGCATTGGGAAGTCAAACTTTGGGGTGATGGGTCTGCAATGCGTGAATTTTTACACGCAGATGATCTAGCAGAAGCATGTTATGTTTGTATGCAAAATTATGATGACTCGGAGCACATTAATGTTGGTTCCGGAAGTGACATAACAATTAAGCAACTTGCTGAAATGATTGCCGATATTGTTGGATATGATCGTGATATAAACTGGGATACTACAAAACCAAACGGAACACTTCGTAAAGTTTTAAATGTTGATAAAATCAAGTCACTTGGTTGGCAACCAAAGATTGATCTTTGTGACGGAATTCAAAAAACTTACGAGTGGTACAAGCAAAATGTTGCTTGATGATGTATAATATATACTAAAGATTAATCATTCATTTATGGCACAATATGTAAAAAAAGCACTTGTACTTGGTGCTGGTGGTTTCATTGGAAGTCACATGGTCAAAAGATTAAAAAAAGAAGGATATTGGGTTCGTGGTGTAGATCTCAAAAATCCAGATCATTCTAAAACTGAAGCGGATGAATTTATTAAAGGTGATTTAACCGATCAATTTTTTGTTGAAAAAGTAGTTCAATTTAGAGGATACGGAAATAACTTTTATAAGTTTGTCCCATCAAAATATATTCAACCTTTTGATGAAATTTATCAGTTCGCTGCTGATATGGGAGGTGCGGGATATATTTTTACTGGAGACCATGATGCTGATGTGATGAATAATTCTGCATCAATTAATCTCAATGTTCTTCGTTCAATGAAAGATCTGAATGATAGAACCGGAAGTAATAGAACAGTTGTATTCTTTTCCTCATCTGCTTGTGCATATCCTGAGCACATTCAAATGGATCCTGAAAATCCAGGTCTAAAAGAAGAGGATGCTTATCCTGCTGGACCTGATAGTGAATATGGATGGGAAAAACTTTTTAGTGAACGCTTGTACTTTGCCTATAACCGTAATTATGATATTCCGGTTCGTGTTGCTCGCTATCATAACATCTTTGGACCTGAAGGAACATGGAAAGGTGGAAAAGAAAAATCTCCAGCAGCAATTTGTCGTAAGGTAGCAGAACTTCCTTCTGAAGGTGGTGA